ACATAGAAGTTAATTCAGCTTCAGCATCAATTGAATGATAAGCATTAAGATCTTGAGCAAATTCTGGACTCCAGATTGCTTTTAATTTTCTTGTCTTAGCAACTATTGCTTCACTTCTTAACTCTAGGTTAATTTCTGGTATATCTAATTTAGTAGATGAATCAGTGTTATTACCAACTGCAGTCGGATCTTCAAAATCGCCTCTTGAAGAATCTGATGGTGCTTTTTGGTAAATTACTTGGATTGGGCCATTAACAACAGGAGTAGCAGCAGTTTCAATTAAGAAATGTATATGATCTCCATTTTGCTCATCCAATCTTGTAAATTCTGGATATATTGTTATAATACCTGTTCCAATAACATTAAAGGCTCTAATACCTTTAGGGTCATATCCAGTTATTCCTGAAGTTGGGATAGATAATACTTGTGTCTTTTTACCAACAAGTGATGCAGATAATTCAGAATTGTAATTAGTAAAATAATTAAATCCAGCTTGATCTCCTGCGCCTTTGTTAGTAAATACACCAGTTCCAGCAGCTATAGAACCTGTTTTAGCAGCAGCTGGTCCAAGAACTAATGATGAAGTTACATCATTAATAGAATATCCAAATCTTCCAGCGCCATATAGACCCTCAGAAGGAGCAGATGTTCCTCTATCTTTATCAGTTACACCAAATACAGAATCAGTCTGTGATGTTCTTCCGGCACCAGTAATAAAATCATTACCAGCAGCAGTTCCACCTTTTGCAATACCTTGCTTAGTTCCGTATTTGAAATCTAAGAAAAATACTAGACCTGATGGCAGGTTCATTGGTTGCACAGATACAAAATCTTTAGCTGCTATTTCAGCAAAGATTCTTCTTACTAATGGAAGGGCTACACCCGACCATTGTTCTGCATTTCCGTCAGTACCAGTAGCATTTGCTTCTGTTACTAATTGCTTGGCTTGGTTCTCTAAAAGAACAGCCATGCCTCGTCTCTCAATCTCAGTATCAATTCCTTCTAACAGTCCGGTCTTTTCCCATTTGCTTTCTAAGCCAATAGCAACCTCTTGTTGAGTTGATTGATGATTATGAGGTAATAAAGAATTTACATTCATTGTTTTCCTTGTTTTATTTTAAATTTGCTAATTTTTTCCATCTTGCAGCTAACTGATTTCCTTCAGAAAGAATTTCTTTCTTTGGAGCAGTAGATCTACTTGGTTTGGAAGCATAGCTTTCTTTTATCGAACGTTTTGTTTTAGTACCCACAAATGATTCACTCAAAGTAGTAAAAATCAATTTCACTTCTCTTAAATTAGAAGCTCTATCAAAGTTTTCAATAACTTTCATTTTTTGTGATTCGTTTAACGGATAATTTCTAAACAATTTGTTCGAAAATAGTAATTTTGCATTTAAAAGATTGACTTCATTAATTTTAGATTTCAAAAATTTAATAACAGTATAAGCTTCTTTAAGGTCTTTATCACCTTCTTCTTCTTCTTTTGTCATTTCTTTTTCGTCTTCTTCTTTAACTGTATCTTTATCGTCACCTTCTTCTTCAGTCAATGCACTGATGATTTCATCTATAGAAACGTTGTCATCCTTAGGATCCATTTCTTCAGTTTCCATATCAGCATTTTCTTCTTCAGATAATTTACCTTCGCCTGGATCTTCTGTATGAGTTTCGGATGCATCATCGCTAACACCTAAAGTAGAACCGATATCAGAAGAATCTAATTCTTCAGTTTCAATTTCTTTTTCTAGTTCAGCAATAATAGATTCGAGCTCTAAGGCGTCATCATTCTTAGTATCTTCCATGTCTTCATCCATTTTAGGATCCATTTTAGGATCTTCCATGTCTTCGTCCACTTTAGAATCGTCAGAATAATCACCTTCCATCGGTAGGTTATCATCATCAATAGTTTCCATAGACATATCCATATCCGGCTCTTCAGCAGGCATTTCCATGTCCATTTCATCATCCATTCCTTCTTCTTCTGAAAGTCTGGCTGATAACATTGATTGTAGTCTTGGGGTAAACGCTTCTTCTAATGCAACTTTTGCATTCGCTAGTGCAGTTTCCCTTACGGCTTTTGCATCTGCAATAGCGTCTTTTAATAAATCGTTCATCGATTTTCCTCGTATTTAATTTTGGAGTAAGATTATTAGTAATCTTAATAAGAATTAATATAATATTCAGTGACCAAGTATTGATACTTAGTATATTTTATTAATAATATATATCAAGGAAGCAATGAAATATGCCGGATTTTAATCGTTATCTTGAATGCTAGATATATATCTTGCTTTTTGTAGTTGTCTACGTCTAGTTACAGATTTTTTTTGGTATTCTTTTTTTTCTTTTACTATATCTAAAATGCCAGAATCTTTTATTAACTTTTTCCAATGTTGTAGTGCATATGTTATATCACCATTTGGATTTCGTTTTGTTGATAATACCTTTGCACCTAATGCATGACCAGGTAGTGTCATCTGTATGTGTTTGTAATTTTTTCCCATGTAACTTTATTTTTATTATGTATAACTAATATAATGATTTTATTTCAACTAACCAAATTTATTTTAATCTTTTTGAATCTGTAGCTGTCATATGATCATTAAATGCAGGTCCTTGATTATGTACTCCTGCCGTAAATTGATCTTCTTCAATTTTAGCGCCTGCCATTAAATCATCTTTATTAGAATTAGTTGAATCTGGTGCTTCCGGATTATGATTATCTTCAGAGAGAGCTCCATTAACATTATAATATCTGTTTAAAACTGTTCCCATATCATCATATGCGGATTCTAATCTCTGTTGTAATGAACTCATTTCGGTTGCCGTCTTCTCAAATACTTTGTACGCTTCATTCATTTGTTTCATATGCCTAGATACAGTTACATTATCAAACCAATGTTCTGATTCTTGTAATGTTAATGCCTCTGCTTGTTGTACGATATTTTCTAATGTTTTGGTAACTTCTGTTAACTTTGCATTACTATATACCATTTCCCCTATTTCATGGAAATTACCTACTGCAGAAAGAAAAGCTTTTTTATCTTCTTTCGGCATTTTTGGTGATTCTGTCTCTCCTAAATATTTTTCATTTAGGATATGATTCATTAATTGATTTTCCCAGTTTTTCATATTAACTATATCTTTCTAATGTTTTTATTAATCCGTCAATGTTTTTCTTTGCTTGACTAATATATCGGCTCATTGAATCTGATTGTTGATTATATGATACATCCTGTGTTGCAGTTGCTCTATTATCTAATTCCCTTGCCATTTCTTCTTCTAATGAATCTAATTGGTCGATTACCGTAGATAAGTCTTCAATATAACTTGATACTAATTCTGTATCAGGTTCTTGATCAAATCCTATTTCAGGTGCTTCATGAAGCTTTTTTATTCCTTGTGCTATTCCACTTAATTTTATCATATTATCCTTATGGTTTGTAATTAGAAAAATCTATTTCTGGGTGTTTTGGGTCATTACCAAATAAATCAACTGTTAATCCTGTTCCTCTTTTATTTGAAGAATTAAAAGGTCCAAATTTACTATTATGACTTGCCGATGATAAATCATTAAATGTCGTCAAATTCTTTTTGCCGCCTATTGTAGGATTACCTAATTGTGCATTTGCAACAGGATCAATATTAAATCCTAATATTGTACCGGTACCTTTTTGTTGTAGGCTATTTGTTGGGCCATATTCTGATTTTAAATTTTCTAATGCCATATTAAAATTCCCTTATTATTGTTGTAATTAAATTTTCTACTTTAGAATACCTTTGTTGTGCAAGTCTGTTTACTGATTCATTTACAGGAGATAAAAAAGCTCCATGCGTCGATGGATTTGAAACAAAGTCAAATGCAACTAATTCAAAATCTGGTTGAACCTCTAATGTTTGACTTCCTTCACGCATTACTTCCTTTACGGAACCCATTCCTCTAGATGAAATACCTAATCTTATTCCTGACTTAAATAATTCCTTTAAAATATTTCCAGATGGAGTTCCTAATACTTCTACTCTACCTACCAAATCATTTCCAGCCCAATTCATATCTAATATGTTATGTGACACATTATTTAAATTAACAACTGATGAATCCGGATGGTCTAATTCTCCTAAGGCTCTTCTTTCCTTAATAAATGTCCCAGCATATTTTTTTGCTTCACGCATTAATAAGTCTTTTGGATATACTCGTTCATTTTGATTTTTTGCATCTGCTCTTTGCAATACACCTGATACAATTAATTTGCCATTATTTTCTGTTAATGATTCATTAATTTGTTGTGGTGAAATTTCAAATACTGTATAATCTACTAATAATTGTTTGCTCATTTTAGTCCTTGCATAAATAGTCCGGAGTTAATAAATTGCTGATGTTGATCCAAACGTTTTCTTTCGTCTGCATATAAGCGTGTTTGCCGTTCTAATGTTAAATCTTTATTTTCTTTAGCATTAACAAATTGTTTCCATGTTCTATTTGGGATCATTGTGATAATTCCTTAAGTCTATTTGCTATACGAACCATTCGTTCGTTAATTTTTGAAAATCTTTTTCCGGTCGACTTCCAAAAATGATTTGATTGGACTCCCATTTCTGTTTTCAATCTTAAATTGTTTGAAACAATTTTTTCCATTTCAGATAACATTTTATTAACTTCATTAATACCTCTGTTAACTTTTTGTGATGGAGTCGATGTAGGATCTTTTTTATAATCTCTATATGATACTTCATTAACAATACCATACATTTCAGACATCATTTTTTTGTAAGTGGATTTAGATTCCATTTTTTGTGTAGATGTCATTTTTTTAAATATACGATTTGTTTTAGGAACTCTTTTCATTCCTCCTTGGTCTATAGTATCATCATCTACTTTGCCAAATGCATTCGGAGTCATATATTCTCCTCCGGCTGATGCAGTAGAATTCATTTCATTCAATCCTTCTCCAACAGCAATTACAAACATCCCATCTTCTTCATAATATTCATAATTTGGACCGGGAAGCATTTTCTCTAACACTTTGACAGCTAATCTT